ATCATATGTGCATTTCCAACTGACGAAGCGTTAAGTCGATCGGAGATGGAGTGATATCCAGGATGTCTTGTGATTGCAACACCTCATATATTCCTTCACCAATGATTTCTACATAATCATGGGCATCGATTCCGGTAATGTGCGGGATGCGTATTACTCTAGAAATATCGGTCTGAGCAGCTTGTGCCGCGTAGAATCGTTTAAATCCAAGAGTCCTTTTTTGAAATCGAATGCCTGTATACTTAACGACTCGCTCATCATTTTCATCAAGACGGTAAATCTCACATACCCCATCATTGTAGACAGGCTGGCTAAACATTGATGTACCTTATCTGCAGTTCGAGATATTCATTGTCATATCGGATTTTGAACACGTCTCTTTGACCATAGTAAGAGTATCTCACGTAGGCTTTAAGCAGAGCTCTTGCTGTCAGATCGCTTTCGAAGTCAATCAGACCACTCACTTTGTTTTGAATGTCTTGAGCACCTTCCTTGATGTATGTGATGAGGATTGGATCAGGATAAGAAGAGGGAGTGGCTAGCTCCCCCTTGATTTCTGACAATAATGACGAAATTAGGGCTTCGTTCATGAAAAACCCTCCTTTCTAGACTAAGCAGCGACTTCTTTGGTGTTTACAGGAGCTGCGACTGTGTTAGCAACAACAACTGATGGAACGAAAGCTTTCAAGTCAGCAATGCTCATTTTAATTGCGCATGCATCGTCTACTGCTCTGCCGTTTCCGTAAGTCTTAGCAATTAACACATCGACATCATCAAGTGCTTTTGTTTCCTTGTAAACGTCAACGGTTACTGATTGGATACCTAAATCATACAAATTCGGCAATGCCAACACTGGTGAACCAGCCGCACAATTAACCGTTTGAATTACTTTGGTAGGGAACGAGAATGATTCAACCCAGGCACCATTCACATAAGCACTTGCTGCCGGAAAAATCTTTGTAAAATAATCCGACGGATTACAAATTAAGATAACTTCTTCAACTTTGCGTTTTCCACCGTTGGTTAAAGTTGAGATCAAAGTTCCGTAATGTTCAGGAGCAAAAGACGCCAATGCAACTGCTGACTTTGTATTGTGAGTGCCATCACCAGCAACAGAGCCAATTTGACGGGATAAACCGATAGGGGCAACCTTACCGTTACCATCGATCACTCCTGCTTCTAGTCCATCAACCAATGCTTCACCCAGAATTGCGCGGAAGTATCGGTCAACATAAGCCTCGCCCAAAGCAACGATACCCTTTGGCACCAGCAGATAGGCGGCCAAGCGGTGAACATCCATAGTCATGCCTGTGATTGTTGCAGATAACTCAGCTGAAACGGCAGCAGTCATTGCGCCCCATGCAGCTGCACCCGTAGCAGCGGCGGAAATCCATTTCTTCACACCGGCAGGAATAATGCGGACATATTGCAATAAGCCGGATTCTTTCTTGACAGAATCAAGAGTGCGCTCAATGATCGATGTAGGGATGACATCGTCTTGGTCGAAAGTCAAAGCAGCTTTTACCGGGTTTCCAAACTTGGAATAGAATGCTTTTTCTTCCTTGCTTAAGGTTCGCAGACCTAAAGACTTCGCAAATTCAGCGTCGGCAGAAGCACGTACTGCATCTTGAGCATATTGCTCAACGATACTTGATTCAGTTGTTTTTCGAAGTTTTTCAACTTTTCTACGAGGTTGTATAAAGCACTTGATTCTAAGGATGCTTTAGCCGATTCCTCTTGAATCTTTGTTGCAAAGCCCATCTCAAATGCTTCCTCCGCAGTAAGCCATGTTTCTTCATCCATCATCTTCTTGATCTTAGAACTTGGCAAACCTGTAGCAATGACATAGCTTTCGATCAATGGTTCATTAATCTTGGCTAGGTCTTCAGCTAATTTTTTGAAGTCTTCACTGTCACCGGCACCAATGGTCCAAGCATTGTGGATCATCAGCAAAGATGTCTTCGGCATGATCCTAGATTTACCGGCCATGAATACGACGCTGGCAGCGGAACAGGCAAACCCGTCACACACTGTGGTGACATGTCCTTTCCAATCTTTCAGCAAATTGTAAATACCCAAGCCTTGACTCACCTCACCACCATAGGAATTGATCACTATTTCTCACCTCCTTTCGTACTCTCCGTGTAGTTTTTCGTTATATGATGTTCATTCGCCCAAGATTCATCAATCTTTGGCATTGAAATCCAACGACGAATCTCATTATGCGAGAAACCGATCGCAAAGTACTTGTCCATAGCGTTGGCAGAATCAATGATATCGAAGTGCTGCATGCGCAATTTATCGATAACGACTCTCTCACCTTTCATATACGCTTCTTTGGTGATGATTTTTGCATTGAGTGCATCTTCAATCACTTGAATGGGATTATCCACCGCAAAGGTCAAAAAATCTGAGACACTCGTTGATTTTTCGGTTTTGGTGCCGAAGAAAATGTCGCGCGGGATGTGGAATGCCATTGCGACATCTTCATATACGTGCCGGATTAGATTTCTGAAATCGGAAGAATCCTTGTTAGGGATTTTCTCACCCAGAACACTCAGTTCAATGCTTTTATCCACCGGAATACCTACATTGTCATTCTCAAACAATCCTTTGAGTACTGTATTGAGATAAGTCTGTGCTTCGACTTCTACATCTTCGCCATCTTTCTTTACTTTGAACTTCCCTGGCATTTTAGCGATCAGCTTCATACCATTCTTCTGTTTATAGTCATTCAAGGCATAAGAAATCATGGACTGCATATTTTGATAGTAGGTCGACATTAGCTTGGCAACTTCACTGTTGTTTTGTTGAATCAGAATAGCGTCATCTGCCGTAAATATCTTGTTGAGTTTGTATCCGCCTATGATCACATTTGAGTAGGTTTTTGATACTAAGACTTTATCGTCGACTTCGAAGGAGTCAGCGAGGTAACCTTCCCGTTTTCTGCCGCATAGTGTCTAAACTCGCATTTGGAAATCATGTTGGCAATCAAATCGATCGCTTTTTCCATAGCAATGGTTTGTGCCGCAAATTCCAATCCGGATTGACTGACAACTAATTTATAGGTTGTGTTGGTCGACGGAAAAATTTGTAACCACTCAAACATTCATTCCCTCCTTTCGGTGTCACATATAGAGCACCACCTCGTCCAACAGCTCTCTTTGAGTCATGGCGTGGACGAAAGCCATAAATCCGTCATTCTTTCTTAGTTTTGGTTCTATTTTCTCGTATGACATGTTCCCCTTTCTATCTGTTACGACCATCGTGTTATTGGTATACCAACGCATGATGGCAGAGTTACCAAAATTGATTTGATGATTGGCAAAAGCCACATCGATGATCGGTGCTACCATGTTGTGTGTGATAGGTCCTGAACGAACCAGTACGAGCTGGCCATACGGATTGTCTTTGTTTCGAACTTCCAGACCATGACGCTCGAACTCTCGTTTCATCAGTTCAAATCGATAAGTATCGACCGCAATTACTTGCAGATCAAACCTCTTGGATTCCTCCATTAGCCAGTCGACGATTGCTTCAGCGGGTATGGATGGCAAGTCAACGACTTCAAAGTCATCGAAACCAGGCAATCCTTCATTGTGTAACGGGAATTTTATTGATTTGAAAAAAGGACCATTTTTGCATACCCACGTTTTTTGACGCCATATCCATTCGTCATCATCCTTGAAAAGAAACCCGGCGGAGGCAAAGTCACGAATACTGGCATAGTCAATCGCAGCTACACATGACTTTCTTTCCAACCTCATCGTGCTTCTGTACGTTCGCTCAGATTCTTTTGCTTGCGGATTCCCAAAAGTTGTCGCTAAGATGTTTGTCCAACTCGTCACTGCCTTTTGCTCGTCACGTTCCGGTATGTTCATCCGCTTCGTCATAAATTCAGAACGCTTGGACGGAACAATTTTCATTTCTGCGTATTGTGACTCCAGAGTATTTTTGAGTGTCGGCCGGTAATTGATGCTTGGATTCGCTTTGACCCATCTAGTTGGATCATCCACTTCCGAAGGATCGTCCAGCGAGTAAATAAAAGGCAAGTACTTCAATTCCTTGTACTCGCCATTTAATACATAGTCACAGGTATCCATCAACTCATCCAACGGTCCACCTCGAATATGTCCTTGAGTGGAGATAATGATCTTCCGGCAGTGTTTAACTTTACCGAACCCCGATTCAAACACGGATATTTGACTGTGAT